TATAGATAAAGAGATAGATATAGATTTAGATAAAAATCCTATTGAAATCATCGTGGAAGAATATCAATCTCGTATTGCTATGTTAGATGGAACTCAATTTGAAATACTAAAAGAGTTTGTCACTCTAGATGGTATGGAAGCAAAAGTTGTCCTGAGAGCAATAGGTCTTGCTGCTGATAATGGCAAAAGAAATTTTAGTTACATCAAGGCTATCTTGACTAATTGGAAAAATGATGGAGTTTTGACAATTGCAGCGGTGGAAGAAAGAGAGAGAGGTTTTAAAGAAAGTAAAAATAAAGGCTCAAACAATCAAACAAACAAAAAATCTAATGTTCCTGAATGGTCTAATCCAGATTATGTCAATACGACAAGTGAAGAGACAAAAGAAGAACTTGAACGACGGAAAAAGGAATTACTTAACCGACTAGAGAAAGGAGATAACTAATGTTCATATTAAAACATGGCACAAAAGAAGATAAACCTTTCTTAAAATCCGTTGTAGTGGCAGTTACTGGTATAGATATTTCCTTTTCAGATGAAAAAAAAGCATTAAGATTTGCTTCTCGTGGCGCAGCTATCCAAGTAGGAAAAGCTCTAAGGAGTTCCTTTGGAAATTTCTATCCAGTAGAGGTGCCATAATGTTAAAACTCTATTTTGTCTATAACGGACATCGCAGGTTATTCTTAGGAGAATACAACAATGTTGATGGCCTTATTGAAGACATGAAGGAGCATCAATGGGCACATTCTGGAATAACTAGACCACATTTTGTAAAACATATCAAGAAGGACAGCGTTAGATTTGATTATAGCGCAAGGGATTGCTACTACCTAGCAATCAAATAGGAGGTAAGAATGATTAACAACGTAACAATTGTAGGACGATTAACACGAGATCCTGAATTAAAATATACACCATCAAACATTGCAATCACGACATTCAACATGGCAGTCAATCGTAATTTTAAGAATCAAGCGGGTGATCGTGAAGCTGATTTTATTAATTGCATGATTTGGCGCCAGCAGGCTGAAAATTTCGCAAATTGGTGCAAAAAAGGGAACCTAGTAGGAATTACTGGCCGCATCCAGACTCGTAGCTATGATAATCAACAAGGTCAACGTGTCTATGTGACGGAAGTGGTAGCTGATAGTTTTCAAACGCTTGAAAAGAAGGATAATACTGCGAACCAGTCAAGCATGGAAAATCAGATGCCACCAAATTATGCCCAAGGTGAGTCTATGGATATTTCAGATGATGATTTTCCATTTTAGGTGATTCATTAGGTGATTTATATGAATGATGACTTAAAGAAGCAGCTAATTGAAGGCTATGAGCGAGAGATTGAGAAAGCAGAATCACACATATCAGAATTAACTGAACCATGTGTTAAATCACTTGCACATTCACGGGCAGAAGAACGTGGATATTGGAAAAAAAGAGTGAAGGAATATAGAAGTAAAATCAAGGAGTTAAAGAATGGATAAGAAAGAATTGTTTGAGAAAATTGAAAGTTTACCAAGTAACACTAGTATTACTACCTTTAGACCGTATGTTGACAAGAAAATTGTTTTGGGGTTAATCAGTCAGTTAGACGAACCCGAAAAAGTCGTAATTCCTAAATTTGTGGCGGAGTGGATTGAATACTGCAAAATTAAGAAAATTTCTTTAGCCCACGCACTCTATCGTTCTGACGAATCAGAAAACAAAAGCGTTTATCGTTGGATTGTCGAATGCTTAGAAAACCAAGAAACATTCGCCCGTGCATGGCTTGACGGCTACGAGGTCGAGAAAGAAAAGCGGTATTTTGTAAAAATTAGAGCGACAAAACACTGTTTTACAAAAGACGGGAACGGAAGAATATTTTTTTCTTTAGCATACAAAAGTTGTTTTACACAAACTGAGCTAGAGAAAGCCAACTTCGGCTGGGTGTTTGATTGTGAGGGAATTGAGATTGAGGAGGTTGAAGATGAATAAACTAGAATTGATTGAACGGATAGAAAGTTTAAAAAATATTTTCGGGGATAAAAATGAATATATCAAAATAGATATGGTAGTAAAACTTATTTCTGAACTAGACGAACCCGAAAAAGTCAAAGTATCTGAAGAAGAAGCGAAATTCCTTGAAACGTTTGATTTTAATTGTGAAAGTGATGTTACAACAGCTTTATACCATGTTTCAAGAGTCGGATGGGGTTATCATTTAACAGATAACAATGGCATAGAATTAAAAGACTTGAGTGAGGAATTGCGGGATTTAGAAAACAGAAAAAGATTGATAAAAGCTATACTTGACGGCTACGAGGTCGAAAAGGAGAAGCGGTATATGATCAAATTAAAAGGGGTTCCAGATGGGGCAAAATTTCTTAAATACACTAAAGTTACTCGAGAATGGTATTTCGGAATGAGAAAACATTATAACGATATAGAAATTAGCCACACCCGTAAAGAACTAGAAGAAGCTGGTTTCGGCTGGGTGTTTGATTGTCCCGGAATTGAGATTGAGGAGGTGGAGTAGTGGCGACATTTGAAATTTTCTTATCTAAAAACGACCTTGAACATATCGCAAACGGACATGATATAAAAATAAAAATAAGTCATGGTAGAGGTTCAAGAATAAATGGAGTTATTTTGAAACATGATCTGGTAAATGATACCATGAACCCTTTGATAAATCATAAATATAAACTGATTGACACAGAACAGCAGAATTTTGCTAATAATTTTATGGGAGGTGCAAGATGATACCAAAGTTTAGAGCTTATGATAGTGGCTCATTGAGTCGCATGTATCAACCAGACGAAGTGATGGTCGGTGATGGCAATATCTGGATTATTGATGAGGATTCAGTTGCTGGTGACTGGATAGTAAATAATGACATTCACCTCATGCAATCAACAGGACTCAAGGACAAAAATGGAAAAGAAATCTTTGAGGGGGATATACTAAAATTTAATGACGAGTGGGCTGAATATTGCTACGAGGGGTATGTAGACGGTTCAGTTGAAGGTATTAATTACGTTGAAGTGGTGAGAAGTGAGGCTTGTTTTGAGTTTGGAAAAACTAAATTTCCTGATTCGTCTTTGTTCATTCTCATGGAAGATGAACGTCTTAATTTCAAGGATTTAATTAAAAGTGAAGATTTTGGATTTGAAATCCTCGGCAACATCTACGAAAATCCAGAACTTTTGGAGGTTACAGAATGAAACGCTTCTTAATTGGCTATTGCTTATTATCTACTTGCTTGTTATTCATGCAGCAATCGATTAAAGTCACGCAAGTACAAACCTTACTTGTTTATCATACTGATAGCAAGTATCAGATTACTGGCAAGGTGGAAGAAAAACGAAAAATCGGAAGTTTGTTCACTGTCACGGTAAACGGAAATGTTTACGTGGTGAGTGAAGGAAAGTATAAAAATATTGAAGTAGGAGATGAGGTTGAAATTTGAATTTTTTAGACCTATTCGCTGGCATCGGTGGTTTCCGTCTTGGTATGGAGTCCGCCGGCCATGAATGTATTGGATTTTGTGAGATTGACAAATTTGCAAGAGCGAGCTATAAAGCAATCCACAACACAGAGGGAGAAATAGAATTACATGATATTACAACAGTTACAGATGAAGAAATCAGAGCAATCGGACAAGTTGATGTTATTTGCGGAGGATTTCCTTGTCAAGCTTTCTCAATTGCTGGAGCAAGACGAGGATTTGAAGATACACGAGGAACTTTGTTCTTTGAAATTGCACGGTTTGCAAGTATTCTCAAACCTAAGTATCTTTTTCTTGAAAACGTTAAAGGACTCCTTAACCACGACAGAGGAAATACCTTTAAAACAATCCTCGGAGCGCTTGATGGATTGGGGTATGATGTCGAATGGCAAGTGCTTAACAGCAAGAATTTCTCCGTCCCTCAAAATCGGGAGCGAGTGTTCATTATCGGACATCTTAGAGAAGGACGTACCAGAAGGGTTTTTCCTATCATCAGAGAAAATGCAAAATCTGATAATCAACAGTCAAAAATAGAAATTGTTGGTAACACGAAAAATCCGAATGGGACAGGTCAAGGGACGGGTAGTATTGTTTATAACTCAAAAGGTTTAATTGGTACACTTTGCGCTAGAGATTACAAAGAGCCTAAACAAGTAGCTATACCAGTGCTAACTCCTGATCGAATAGAAAAAAGACAAAATGGCAGACGGTTCAAAACAGATGGCGAGCCTATGTTTACGCTAACGGCACAAGACAGACACGGAGTGATCGTTGAAAACGAAATAAAAAAATATGGAACAATCCAGCCAAACTTTAACCAGAGCGGAGTCGTCTATGACACAGACGGCATATCGCCAACGTTAAGAGCATATCAAGGCGGAAATCTTGAACCTAAAATCAGAGTTAAGGAAGCAACCAAACAAGGATATGCTGAAGCTGAAATCGGGGATAGTGTAAACCTATCACATCCGAACTCTAAAACACGCAGAGGGCGAGTAGGTAAGCAGATAGCAAATACTCTCTTAACTGGAGAGAGTCAAGGCGTGGTTGAGCCAAACTTTCGTATTCGTAAACAAAGATTGGGTTCGATATCAATTCACATTCACAGCGGATGCAGTCGCTAACTCAATCCAGTTTGGTCAAAAGCTAACGCCTCGGGAATGTTGGAGATTACAAGGTTTTCCAGACTGGGCTTTTGATAAGGCGCAAGAGGTCAACTCTAACAGTCAACTGTACAAACAAGCAGGAAATAGCGTGACAGTCAATGTCATCGCTGCAATAGCAAAGGAGTTATTATGAACACACTAGAAAACGTAAAACAATGGTTTATTGATCGTGACCTTGAGAATGGTGGACGATTAGACAAGCAGTCATTAAAGCTCAGTGAAGAGTTTGGTGAACTATGCGCTGGCTATCTCAAGAAGAATGAGCAAGTTATGAAGGATAGCATCGGAGACTGTGCAGTTGTGATTGTAGGATTAGCATTGCTCATTAAGGAAGACGTGAATCAGATTTTTGAAGAGTCTGATGGTTTACGGAAGAAAGAAATTACAGAAACATTAAACTCATTCAATGCAAACATCAGTGAGTTTCAACTCTCACAAGGATTTGCAAGCAAGGAATTGTGCAGACACAATCTGGTACGATGCATTGGTTATCTCAAAAATCTTGGATATGATTTTGATAACTGTTTTGAACTGGCTTACCAAGAAATCAAAGACCGTAAAGGTAGATGGATTGATGGTTCATTCGTGAAAGAGGAGGATTTGCCAGATGAATCCAAGTTTTAGAGCATGGGACAAGCTAAACAATGAAATGTATGTAGTGGAACAGATTAATTTTGACTGTGGGGAATTTGAGTCTATCGGTTACGGTATCACGAACTTACGTGGAGCGGATAAAATCGAACTCATGCAATCAACAGGACTTTGTGACAAGGAAGGTACAGAAGTTTTTGAAGGTGATATCTTACATCATCAGATACAGACAGAATATACCTTTATTGTCAAATATGACAAAGACAAAGGTCGCTGGTACGGTGATGGTCTAAGTCGTACCTATCGGATTGACATCACAAAGGAATTTCTACCGTATTACAAAGTCATTGGGAACATCTACGAAAATCAGGAACTTCTGGAGGTGGATAATGAGGATTAAAACATCGAATGGTGCAATCATCAACGTTAACAACATAAAACGCAGTATTACGATTGAAGGAATCGAGATCGGTTCAGATTGTCGTGCTTTGGTATCTAAACATAGAGATGGTACAGGGACTATTACATTAGTCTTTGATGGAAAAGTTATTTAAAAATTAAATAGGCTTAGAAATATTACACGGCATAGAAAAGAGGTGAACGATGCCTTTCTTTCCTGATATTAATGAATCAAAAACAAAAGAGAATGCCAAAAGAATTCTGAGAGGATATCTCAGATGGAGAAGAGTAGCTAATGACATAGATGGACAGAAGGTAACAACAACCTACTCATTTATGCCACGGTCTCAATCTTCAGTCAGGGTTAGCCAAGTTGAGAAATTAGCCATCCGAAAAGTTGATGCTGAACTTGAACTTGATGCGATTGAACAAGCAGTAAGTGGTTTACATGATCCACTCTATCGTAGAATACTTGTTGAAAAATACCTTCAATGGGATTGTAAAAAAGATGAAGCAATCTTAATGGATTTATCACTTTCAGAAAGTTCTTATTACGATATTTTGGACAGGGCCTTAATGGCATTTGCTGAATTGTATCGAAATGGTGAACAGGTTGAAATTTTAGAATAAAAAAATGGAGTTTTCTTGGAGTTTTTTTGGAGTTTTCTTGGAGTAAATTTGGAGTAAGTTCGGAGTAAATATACAATTTAATGTGCTAAAATTATATTATGAAATAATTATAAAGGCAGGCACAACCTGCCTTTTCTTGTAGTTTGGAGGTGATATTGTGAGAAAAGTAGAACCTATTCGTGAACTTGATGACATTGAGCGAATGAAAGATTATTTGAAGTCAAAAAATGAGCGAAACTACGTTCTGATTATGTGTGGTCTGTACTCTGGAATGCGCATCAGCGATATCATACCTCTGCAGGTTAAACAAGTTACAGGTGATAGAATAGAAGTCGTCGAGAAGAAGACAGGGAAGGTCAAGCGATTTGCAATCAATCCAGAGTTAAGAAAGACTTTAAATCACTACATCAAAGAGAATGACTTACATGGTTATGATTATCTTTTTCCTAGCAAAAAGAAAGTTAGAACTGATGGAGTTAGAATTACTCATATTGGAAGAGTTGCAGCTTATCAAATTTTAAAACAAGCTGCTGAACATGTTGGTCTGAAGAATATTGGAACACACTCGATGAGGAAATCATTTGGCTATCATCATTACAGACGAAATCAGAATGTAGCAATCTTGATGGAATTATTTAACCATTCATCACCAGATATTACACTAGATTATATTGGTATCAAACAAGATGAATTGGATGATTCAATGATGAATTTTAGTTATTAAATACCTATTTATTTAACACAATGAGAAAATGTAAATTAGTATTTAATAAAATTGATGTAAACACTTACTGGAATTGATTTTAGATGATGTTAGTTTTATTTAACAGAATATAAGATATGTTAAATATACGAGGGTGCCAGAGACTTAAAAACACCCCCTCCTACATCATAGAATTCCACCCCATACCCACTAAAAAGAAAGGACCCTCCCTAAATGAATACCCCCCAAGAAAGACCAGACCGGAGTGGTCCTCACCGAGTTGCTTTTGAAAAGAATAAGAAGATTATTTTTAAGACAAGAAATACTTGTGGGATTTGTGGACTACCAGTAGACAAGTCCTTGAAGTATCCACATCCTTTGTCACCAGTCATTGACCACATCATTCCAATCAATAGAAATGGTCATCCATCAGATATTAAGAATCTACAGTTAGCTCACTGGCAATGCAATAGACAGAAGTCTGACAAGCTTTATGCTGATGATAGAACAGCAAGTACAACTGTTGTTGGCAACAGGAACTTGCCACAATCAAGAGATTGGACAAAATACAAATCTTAATAAAGTAAAATATAAATCTTAATAAAGAAAAAAAACATAAAATTACTTTTTTAAGAAAAATATAAATTAACAGAATACTAGATTTTTAGAAAAAAAGGAATGTATGAGGAAAGTCCTAGTTATGGATAGGGGGGTATCCCCCTCCCACTAGGCGCTCGAGGGCTTCACGCCGTCACTGTACATATTTTTTCGCGCCAAATCATCACAATGAAAGGAGAACGGTTTGGAATTAAGAGGAATTGACTATCTCAGAAAAAAGTTGAATCTCTATCAGAGTAGGGTTAACCTGAGATATAAACATTATGCGATGCAGCATCATGAATCTCCGTTAGGAATCACAATTCCTGCTCATATCAGAGTTAAATATAAGTCTGTCCTTGGATGGGCAACTAAAGGTGTAGATAGTCTTGCAGATCGTTTGATTTTTAGAGAATTTGCAAATGATGATTTTGAAGTTATGGAGATCTTCAATCGCAATAACCCTGATATTTTCTTTGATAGTGCAATTTTGGCAGCATTAATAGGATCTTGCAGTTTCATTTACATTTCTAAAGGTGAAGATGATGAGGTGAGATTACAAGTTATTGAAGCAAGTAATGCGACTGGAGTTATTGACCCTATTACAGGTTTGCTCTTAGAAGGATATGCAGTACTAGCTCGTGATGATTATAATCAACCAACGCTTGAAGCGTATTTTGAACCAAATGCCACTCATTTCATCCCTAAAAATGGAACTCCATATTCGGTACTAAATGAAACTGGTATTCCGTTACTCGTACCTGTTATTCACAGGCCTGATGCGGTTCGTCCTTTTGGTCGTTCACGAATTACTAGAGCAGGAATGTATTATCAAAAATATGCTAAACGGACACTAGAACGGGCTGATATTACTGCTGAATTCTATTCGTGGCCACAGAAATACATTATCGGTCTGGATCCTGATGCAGAACCGTTAGAAAAGTGGAAAGCAACTGTTTCGAGCTTATTAACTATTTCAGCTAGTGACAATGGTGAGAAACCAAGTATCGGACAATTTACTACAGCCAGTATGTCTCCATTTACAGAACAGTTAAGAACGGCTGCTGCTGGATTTGCTGGGGAAATGGGCTTGACCTTGGATGACCTTGGTTTTGTCTCGGATAATCCGTCATCAGTAGAAGCAATCAAGGCTAGTCATGAGAATTTGCGATTAGCTGGACGTAAGGCTCAGAGGTCGATTGGAGCAGGTTTACTTAACGTAGCTTATGTTGCAGCGTGCTTACGTGATGAGTTTCATTATGCCAGAAGCCAATTCGTTAGTACAACTGTCAAATGGGAGCCTTTGTTTGAAGCGGATGCCAATACAATGACTATGATTGGTGATGGTGTTGTTAAATTAAACCAGGCATTACCTGGTTATATCAATGCAGAAACCATCCGAGATCTTACTGGTATTGCAGGGGACATGTCTGCTAAACCTGTTGTAGATATTCCACAAACATCATCTGATGTAGAACCTGGAGCAGATAAACAGAAAAATAGGATTATTTCAACCTATGAAATTACTTCTCTTTTAAGTAATTACCAAAAAGGTGTTTTATCAAAAGAAAATGGTATTTCTTTATTAGTGTCAACCGGAATTAACCCTACTGAAGCAGAAGAAATGTTGAACAGAACAAAAGTTTTGGAGCAAGTAGATGAATGATGAGATCGATGTACTACCTAAGCTTCTGCAAGAAGTAAAAAAAGAATTTGAGCTTGCTTATGGAGAAAGTGAGATTATCCGAAATGCTTTTGCCACGTTGGAAGCTCAAAAAGCAACTTACAAAACAGCAAATGAGTTTGCGATTGAAATTGGTAAAATTCTTTCTAAGGCTCTAGGAGCTTCTATAAGCGCTGATAAACTACCAAACGGTAAAATGTATTACAATATCGCTCAGCGCTTACTGACGGACGTGCTAGGACGAAATTACGAGCTTGTAAGTAGTTATGCTAGTGATGTCCAGAAGAATTTGAACGATAAAGCCAAAATCGGTCTCAAAGTTCAAATTCCTGAATTAAATCTGGATCGAATAGCTGGCATTGTCAATCGCTTTTCATCTGAGGATAATTTCGAGGATGTCAGTTGGTTGCTAGATGAACCTATTGTGAACTTCACACAGTCTATTATTGATGATAGTATTCGTAAGAATGCAGAGTTTCATCATAAAGCTGGCTTACAACCAGAGATTGTCAGAACATCTTATTTTCATTGTTGTGAATGGTGTCAAGAAGTTGAGGGGAATTATAAATATCCAAGAGTTCCAAAGAACGTTTTTAGAAGACATCAGCATTGTCGTTGTATTGTAGATTATGATCCTAAAAACGGAAAAGTTCAGGATGTTTGGAAGAAAATTTGGCGAAAAAAAGATGAAAATGTTAAAATAGAAGTAAGAAAAGACATAAACAAAGATTTGCAAATGAGTGAAGTAAGAAAGCTAGCGCTTCAAAACGGAATTCTTTCAAATCCTATTAAGAAAAGTCGTAAAAAATTAACTGAGGAACAAATTATCGAAGCTGTCGGTGGTGGAGATAGGACTAAAGGGTCATGTTCGTCAGCAGCATTTGCTTACATAGGAAATAAATCTGGATATACTGTTCTAGACTTCAGAGGTGGTGAAAGTTGCGACTTCTTTTCTCGAAGTAGTAGAATTGAAATGATTGGGAGCCTTCCAGGAGTTAAAATGCATGTTGCTAAACATACAAATGATTTTACTGCAGTAAAAGAATTGTTGGAGAAAGTAGAAAGTGGGAATGAGTACTACTTAGCAACAGGTAGTCATGCAGCAATCATAAGGAAAAACGAAGGTCGTTTTGAGTACTTGGAACTTCAATCAAGAACGCTAAATGGTTTTAAGCCGTTTAACAACATTGTTCTAAAAGAGAGATTCAAAGGTCAGAAGTCTCACAGTGCAGTTGGGAGAAGATATGATGCAAATAGCTATCTTATTGATGTGAACTCATTGAAAGATAACCCTGAATTTCACAAGATATTGAGTTTTATCAATACTGCAGATTCTAAACAAATGAAAGGGGCTGAGGGACATGAAAAATGATTATGATGAAGTGAACTGGTCCGATTATTGTTATAAAGAAAATGATGGCGATAAAACTTGGTGGGTTGATACATCATGGTTTGCTAAAGGCTTGATGCTAATCACATTCAACAAGAAAAAATTCTATAATCTTTTTGAAGATTATCCTCATAATATGAGTTCAGAAGAGATTGAGATCTTTGATAAAGAAAATCCGTTTTGGGCCGATTTCTTTTCGGACCGAAAATAAGAAATTTTAAGCACTCGTAAGGGTGCTTTTATTGTGCTTTTGTTTAGGAGGTGATCCGATATCTCCCAGCGATAGGGTTATCATGCGATGACGATTGAAAGGAAATTAGAATGGCGAGGAAGAAGAAACTTGGCAATCAGAATCCTACTCAATCGGTGATTTTAAAATACGTCAAGAAAAATTCAAGAGCTAAAGAAGCGATTGAACTTTACGAACGGACAGGTCTTTCTTGTTATGCCTGGCAGAAAAATCTCTTGCTGCCTATGATGGCTGTTGACAAGAACGGTCTTTGGGTGCATCAGAAATTTGGCTACTCTATCCCTCGTCGTAATGGTAAATCTGAACTTCTGTATATCGGTGAAATTTGGGGGCTACATGAAGGATTAAATATCCTACATACTGCCCACAGGATTTCTACTTCTCATGCCTCTTTTGAAAAGGTTAAACGATACCTTGAAAAAATGGGGTATGTGGATGGTGAGGATTTTAATTCCATTCGAGCTAAGGGTCAAGAAAGAATTGAGCTATATTCAACAGGTGGTGTTATCCAATTCCGTACCAGAACATCAAATGGTGGTCTTGGTGAAGGTTTTGATATGCTGATCATTGACGAGGCCCAGGAGTACACGACTGAGCAAGAATCTGCCTTGAAATACACTGTAACGGATAGTGAGAATCCTATCACAATCATGTGTGGAACACCTCCGACACCAGTTTCAAGTGGTACGGTCTTTACTAAGTACCGTGAGACTTGCCTTTTCGGAAAAGGGAAGTATTCTGGCTGGGCTGAGTGGTCGGTTTCTGATGAAAAGGAGATTGACGATGTTGATTCCTGGTATAATTCAAATCCATCTATGGGTTACCATTTAAATGAGCGTAAGATTGAAGCAGAGCTTGGTGAGGATAAGTTGGACCATAATATCCAGCGTTTGGGATTCTGGCCAACATACAATCAGAAATCTGCTATCTCTGAAACTGAGTGGAATGAGCTCAAGGTGGATAATGTTCCAGAATTATCTGGCAAGCTATCTGTTGGTATTAAGTATGGTCAAGATGGAACGAACGTGGCATTAAGCATTGCTGCACGGACCAAGGATGGCCGTTTCTTTGTAGAAACTGTTGATTGTCAATCTGTTCGTAATGGTAATGAGTGGATGGTCGCTTTTCTGAGACAAGCTGATGTAGATCAGATTGTTATCGATGGCGCAAGTGGTCAAAAAATCCTGGACGAAGAGTTGAAGGACTATAGAATCAAGAATGTGATTCTGCCAACGGTGAAAGAAATCATCGTAGCAAACGCTCTTTGGGAACAGGGAATTTACCAGAAAACCATCTGTCATGCTGGTCAACCATCATTGTCTAAAGTAGCCACTAACTGCGACAAGCGGAATATTGGCTCAAACGGTGGCTTTGGTTATCGATCGCACTTTGACGACATGGATATTTCTTTGATGGATAGTGCTTTGCTTGCGCACTGGGCTTGTGCTACGACTAAGCCTAAGAAAAAGCAAAAAATAAGTTATTAAAATAAGCGGTCAGGTGACTGCTTTTTTTGATGCCAAAAAAATTACCGAACTGCCGGGGAAGCAGGAGAAAGGAGACATGAGAATGTCAGAATTTAAACCAATCACTACACAGGAAGAATTTGATGCTGCTATTAAGGGGCGCTTATCTCGAGAGAAAGAAAAGTATGGCGACTATGATCAGCTCAAATCTCGTGTTGCAGAATTGGAAGAAGAAAATGTTGACTTGAAGTCAACGATTGAAGCTACTAATCAAAGTAAGGCAGCTGCTGACAAGCAACTTGAAGACATGCAGAAGCAAATCGTTGGTTATGAGACGGCGAGTCTGCGAACTCGGATCGCTTTGCAACATGGACTGCCTTACGATCTTGCAGATCGTTTGCAGGGAACTGATGAAGAAAGCTTCAAAGCAGATGCAGAGCGCTTAGCTGGTTATATGAAAAAATCTCAACCAGTTGCGCCTATCAGAGATATAGAGCCACAAGTTGGCGATAACAAAATAATGCAAATGAAGTCAATGCTTCGAGAATTAAATCATACAGGAGAATAAAAAATGGCAGATAATTCATTGAAACAAGGAACACTTTTTCAACCAGAATTGGTAAAAGAACTAATTTCAAAAGTTCAAGGACGTTCTGTTCTTGCAAAACTTTCATCACAGAGCCCTATTCCATTTAATGGAGTTGAGCAATTCATTTTCAATCTTGAAGGAAATGCTCAAATTGTTGGTGAAGGTCAACAAAAAGGTGCTGGTAAAGCAGTGGTTGACACGAAGGTGATCAAACCTCTAAAATTCGTCTATCAAGCTCGTATCACAGATGAGTTTAAATACGCATCTGAAGAAAAACAACTTGAATATCTTTCACAATTTGCAGATGGTTTCGCTAAGAAAATCGCAGATGCTTTTGATATCGCTGCTATCCATGGTTTGGAGCCTAAAGGTCTTACAGATGCAACTTTCCGTGACACTAACTCATTTGATGGTTTGATCACTGGTAATATCGTGAACTTTGCAGAGGATAAATTTGACGATAACATCGATGCAGCTGTCCAACAAATCGTGGCTAAGGGTGGTGAAGTTACAGGATTGGCACTTTCACCTATCGGAGGACAAGCACTTGCTAAGCTGAAAGTCAATGGTGTTGTTCAATATCCAGAATTCCGATTTGGACAAAATCCTGACTCATTCTACGGAATGAAATCAGACGTAAATAAAAACTTGACTGTAACAGGTGGAAATGCTCAAACAAACCACGCTATTGTTGGTGATTTTGAAAACCGCTTCAAGTGGGGATATGCTGAAAATATCCCAATGGAAATCATTGAATATGGTGATCCAGATGGAGCTGGTCGTGACTTGAAAGCATACAATGAAATCTTGCTTCGTGCAGAAGCATTCATTGGTTGGGGTATTCTTGATGCCGACTCATTCGCTCGAGTGAAAGCTTAATATTTTAACGGAGGTAGGAAATGGCAATATATCGTGATAAAAATACAGGCGTTTGCATTTCAACAGAAAGCGAGTTGGCTGGAGATTGGGTTCCTATTGAGAATTTCAAACAGGAATACCTTCTGACCGTAGCTGAAATTAAAGCTAAGCTTGATGAATTAGGTGTTGAGTATGATAGCAAGGCAAATAAATCTGCTTTGCTTGATTTACTAATCGCAAACGAAGGGTGAGTTAGATGGAAAACTTTGCAACAGTAGACGATCTTAAAAAATTGTGGCGAACGTTAAAATTCGATGAGGAAAAACGAGCTAAAGCACTGTTGGAAGTTGTTTCTCATTCTCTTAGAGTTGAAGCTAGGAAAATTGGCAAAGATTTAGATATTTTAGTCAGTGAAGATTCATCTTATGCCAGTGTTGTAAAATCCGTAACAGTCGATGTTGTCGCTCGTACTTTAATGACTTCAACAGAGCAAGAACCAATGACTCAATTTGCTGAGAGTGCTTTAGGATACTCTGTGAGTGGTTCTTTTCTAGTTCCTGGAGGTGGCCTATTTATCAAAGACTCAGAATTAAAACGTCTTGGACTTAAAAAGCAAAGATATGGGGTGATTGATATCTATGGGACGGATTAAAGGAATTACTGTAACTTTGATTGGGAAAACCAAGAATGGTAGGGATGACTTTGGTCATCCAATTTATGAGAATACTGAAATTCAAGTAGATAATGTCCTGGTTGTTCCAGCTTCAACAGAAGATATCACAAATCAACTGAATCTTACTGGGAAAAAGGCAGCTTATACACTGGGTATCCCAAAAGGCGATAAGAACGAGTGGAAAGACCGTGAGGTTCGTTTTTTCGGTCGCAAATGGCGCACGATTGGCATTCCTTTAGAAGGTATTGAAGAAATGATGCCTTTGGCCTGGAATAAGAAAGTGATGGTTGAAGCGTATGAGTAATTTCAAAGTCAAGCTTATCGGTGCGGGTGTAGGAGCTCTTTTGAAATCAAAAGAGATTCAGGATATTCTGAATAAAGAAGCAACAGTCATTAAAAAAAGATGTGGCTCTGGTTATGAACAAGATAGCCACGTTGGTAAGACAAGGGCCAATGCTATGATTTATCCAGCTACGCGAAAAGCGAAAAGAGATAATTTGAAAAATAACACTTTGTTGAAGGCGGTACATAAATGATTGAAATTATTATCAAGAAATATCTTGACGGTCATTTAGATGTACCGTCATTTTTTGAGCATGAAGCTGAAGCTCCCGATAGCTTTGTCATTATTCAAAAAACTGGTGGTAAGGAGCGAAATTATTCTGGTAGTGCAACCTTTGCTTTCCAAAGTTATGGACCAACTATGCAGAAGGCTGCAGAGCTCAATGTGAAAGTCAAAAAAGCTGTAAAGGGATTGATTGAATTAGATGAAATCTGTGGTGTCCACCTGAACAGTGATTACAATTTTACGGATACCGAAACAAAACAATATCGATATCAAGCCGTTTTTGATATTAATTATTTTTAAAAAGGAGAAATTAAATGGCAAAAGAATCAAACGTAACGACTGCTAAACCTAAAATCGGAGGAGCAGTTTATTCTGCACCTCTTGGAACAGCATTACCGACAGATGCAACAACAGAACTAGATGCAGCTTTTAAAGCGCTGGGATATATTTCAGAAGATGGTATGACCAACAGTAACTCTCCAGCGTCTGAAAATATTAAAGCATGGGGTGGAGTCATTGTAAGTTCAGTTCAAAAAGAAAAACAAGACACATTCAAATATATGCTTATTGAAGCATTGAATGTAGATGTTTTGAAGGAAGTTTATGGATCAGATAATGTATCCGGGGATTTGGCATCAGGAATTACAATTAAGGCAAATTCAAAAGAATTGCCACATCACTGCCTTGTAATTGAAACAGTTCTAAAAGGTGGTGTACTTAAACGTATTGTTATCCCTTCAGGAAAAGTAACTGCCATCGATGAAATCACATATAACGATGGTAGTGTTCTCGGATACGGTACAACAGTAACTGCCTTCCCTAACGCTACTGACGACACACACTATGAATACATCAAAGGAGCTTAACTATGTCAAGGCGAAATCGTAAGAAAAAAAATAACGGAGCAACACCACAGATTAAAACAATCCGTGGTGTGACTTCAACCGGATTTGCTTTTGAAATCACAAAAGAGCGCTTGGAAAACTATGAGTTGCTTGAAGTTATTGCAGAAGTAGATACAAATCCGGCAGTTTTACCAAAAGTGGTCAAACTTATGCTTGGTGACAAATCAGAAGATTTGAAAAACCATGTGCGGACTGCGGATGGCATTGTTCCTTTGGATAAAATGGGAGCAGAAATTAGTGAGATTTTCACAAGTAAGAACCAGTTAAAAAAATAGCGCTCCTTGCTAGAATGATTCAAACAGATGAAGATGCTCTTATTTGTGATTTAGCTGAAACATATGGGATTTTTGATTACAGACAGTTACCTGCTGATCAGGTAGCTGTCTTTGCTTTTGGTTTAAAGGATGATTCTCGTATCAAACTAGCAATAAGCAATAGTAAAGTATCCTTTGACACTCTCTTGCTTGCAAGTGTAGTAGATAGATTATCTGCGCTTGTATGGTTTAAAACAACAGATGGTCAAAAAGGAATCAATAAACCAAAAATGATTGCACAAGAATTGACAGGAAAAACTAAAGTTAAAGAAAGTAATGAGATGATCTTTGATTCTGGTAAGGATTTTGAAGAGTATCGTCAGCAAATTCTAGAAAAGATAGGGGGTGAGGATTAGTGGCGACAGAAATAGCACAGGCTTATGTACAATTGATACCATCAGCAAGAGGTATTACTGGGAAAATCCAATCACTTCTCAATCCTGAGGCTAGCGCAGCAGGACAAAGTGCTGGGCAGTCATTAGGTTCTAGTCTTGTTAGTGTCATGACAAAGGTAATTGCAGCAGCTGGAATTGGAAAAGCCTTTAGTGCCGCTTTAAATGAGGGAGCATCACTTCAGCAATCACTTGGTGGTATTGAAACCCTTTTTAAAGGCTCGGCTGATAAGGTAAAGGGGTATGCTAATGAGGCCTATAAGACAACAGGCCTATCAGCCAATGCCTATATGGAAAACGTGACAGGCTTTTCAGCTAGTCTATTGCAGTCTCTTGGTGGAGATACTGATAAAGCTGCAGAAACAGCTAATATGGCCATGATTGACATGTCAGACAATGCTAATAAGATGGGAACATCAATGGAAAGCATTCAGACGGCATATCAGGGATTTGCTAAGCAGAACTATACGATGCTGGACAACTTGAAGCTTGGTTACGGTGGAACAAAGCAAGAAATGCAACGGCTCTTGGCTGATGCAGAGAAACTGACGGGTGTTAAGTACGACATTAACAACCTTTCAGATGTTTATAATGCTATCCATGCTATCCAAGAGAATCTGGATATTACTGGTACAACTGCCAAAGAGGCGGCGTCTACTTTTAGTGGTTCTTTTGAATCTATGAAAGCAGCTGCTCAGAATGTACTTGGAAAGTTAGCGCTAGGGGAGAATATCCTACCTTCTCTGCATGCTTTGCTTAAAACAACATCTACCTTTCTCTTTGATAATTTTTTACCAATGGTTGGAAATATTTTTTCTGGCCTTGGTTTGGTTTTGACTGAAGGGATTAGTCAGATTGCTTCTCAGCTTTTTGGGGATGCTTTTGGAAGTGCAGTTTTTGATCAGCTAGCTCATGTGACTGGAATCTTTGAGACCTTTTTTGACATGATTTTTGGGTCATTAAGCAAGCAGGATAACATTGATATTCTGAATACGATTGGTTTTAGTGAGGAAGCTGCAACTCAAATTGTCAATATTGCAGATAATATCCGTGAGACCTTTATCAATATTGGTTCAGTTGCTGGAAATGTTGCAAGCATTATTGTTGATTTCATCGGAGATCTTTTAGGGATAAAAGATGGAGAGCAGGGAGTGAATCTGCTAGGCATTGCCTTTGAAAGTATCACAGGTTTTATCAGAGATGCCTCTGAAAGTCTTAGTAAATTTACATCTTGGTTAAAAGATTCACCTCTTGCATTAGATGCCTTAAAATCTGCTGTTGTTGGCATTACGAGTGCATGGGCAGGATATAAAGCTGTCTTAGCGGTAATAAAAGGAATTGAAACAATCAGAAATGCAACTCTAGCTATCACAAATGGTTTAATGTTAGCTCAATTCGTTAGAACAGGAGCTTTAACTGCTGCCGAAGCTGCTAATGCAGCTGCAACAATGGGGGCAAGTGGAGCATTTGGTATTTTTAATGCGGTGTTATCTGCTAATCCGATTGGTTTAATTGTAACGGCAGTTGCTGCATTGACTGCTGCTCTGGTATGGTTTTTCACACAAACAGAAACTGGACAGCAAATTTGGTCATCTTTTGTGGAATGGATTAAACAAGCTTGGATTGGGATTGCTGACTTCTTTGTAAATCTCTGGTCTAGCATCTCTGAAGGAGCTATCCTCTTATGGGAAGGAGTCGTTGCAGCTTGGACTGCTTATATCGAATCTTTGAAAGCGATGTGGACTGCTGTTGTAACATTCTTTTCTGACTTATGGGTAAGTATTCAAGAAGCTGCATCTACTGCTTGGACATTGATTACTACAGCTATTATGACAGTTGTTCAACCGTTCATCGACGGATTTATGAATATTTGGAATAATATTTCAAATGGTCTTACTCTAATTTGGGAAGGTATTAAGATGATTTTTCAAGGAGTTTGGGAAGTTATCAAATCAATCTTCTTAGGCGCAATTTTGATCATCATTGACCTTGTGACAGGGAATTTTAACCAGCTAGGAGCTGATCTTTCTCTAATTTGGGAAGGTATTAAAAATGGCATTTCTTTGATATGGGAAGGGATTAAAACATATTTCTCTGGTGTTGTAGATGCTATTGTTGGTTATGGTATCGCTGTTTTTGAAAACTTTTCTGCTACACTAAGTACGATTTGGGAGTTTATCAAGTCGGCTGCTTCAGTGGCTTGGGAATGGATAAAATCTACTGTATCAAGTCTGATTACAGGTTTGGTTGAGGGTGCACAAAACATTTGGAATAGCTTCACAAGTTTCCTCTCTAGTTTGTGGGAGGGCATCAAATCCACTGCAAGTTCAGCATGGGAAACTCTGAAATCAAGTGTGTTAAGCATTATCAACAGTCTAGTATCAGGTGCACAAAGCGCATGGGATACTATGAGTAGTGGAGTGTCTTCACTTGTATCAAGTGTTACAGGCTTCTTTAATCAGTTGTGGAATATTGACCTATTCGGAGCTGGGCAAGCAATTTTACAAGGTTTCTTAAATGGTTTGAAGTCTATGTGGTCTTCTGTAACGAGCTTTGTCGGTGGAATTGCTAGTTGGATTCGTGACCACAAAGGGCCAATTGAGTATGACCGTAAGTTATTGATTCCCGCTGGTAATGCAATCATGAAAGGGTTAGACCAAGGATTGCAAGATCAATTTAAGGATGTCAAGCAAACGGTCGGAGGCATGGCAAATGAAATTTCAGATGTGTTTTCAGGCGACAATTTGGATCTGAATTCCTCTGCCTCAGTTACTAAAAGTCTTGAGGCACAGTTGGCTATGCCATCAGCTCAATTTGAAGCACATGATAGCAAAACCGTGTCTGAGATAGCGATTCTGAGAGCAAGTATGGAGAAAATCCTTACTGCTATCCTTGAAAAGTCGTCAGATATCTACCTAGACAATGACATTATTTCGATGAAAACGTATGAACAACACGGTGCAATATATGCAAGGGAGGGAATTTAATGGATTATATGATCATCAATGGTTTTAATACATCAACCCTTCCTGGTTGTGTTGTGACAGATTTTGGAAAGGTTGAAGCTGCAAGGCCTAAAGGTGAAAAAACCGAACTGTTCGGAGTTAATGGCAGTTATCGTGTATTAGAGGGTTCTTTCGCTAGTTACGAAAGGACCTTCATTTTGCACGTTAAAAAAATGGTTGAAATTTCAAATATTCTTGATAAATTTCAATCAAATGATAATATTTTAGAATTTAGCTATCAGTTGGGGTCGTTATTCTATGCAAACTTCCTTACTGCTAGTTTTGAACCTTTTGGGAATCATGCTTGGAAGTTGGAAATCAAGCTAGACATGCAACCGTTCAGGTATCTGAAGAATGTCGCACCAGTCGTATTAACAAGCGCTGGAACGATTGAGAACATCGGTACGGTCTATTCAGAGCCTGTCATTGAGATTGAGGGCAATGGAGATGTATCACTGACTATTGGACGTAAAACTATGCATTTATCAATCATTGGTAAGGCTACGATTGACTGTCGACAAGGAAAGCAAAATATCTTCAACGCTAATGGAGCAGTGCAGAACACACTACGCAAGCGAGGTGGGTTCTTTGAAATCCCTGTTGGTCGTAACGGTGTGACATTTACAGGAAATGTACGTAAGGTGACTATTCGTCCTAATTGGAGGTATCTAGTATGATTTATTTAACAGAAGGGAATGTACCTCTGAATGCTGCCTATGCTGACGAAATAGTTCAGATAGATAGAAATACCTATCAATTAACATTTAAATTCCCTACTAACAACATTTTGTGGCAGAGGTTAAGGGAAGAAACATTCTTGACTGCCGATGATCTACACGGTGAGCAAGACTTTGTAATTTTTGAAGTTGAGAAACAACATGGATATATTCATGTTTATGCCAATCAAGTCATGACCTTGTTAAATCACTATGTTGTAAATCCAATCAATCTTGACAGAGCGACTGGCTCAACTGCTTTAAGTAGATTTGCTGGAAGCATCACTCGTGATAATCCATTCTCGTTCTTTTCAGATATTGACGACAGACATACCTTCAATACTGATACAACGAATGCTATGGAAGCCCTGACCAAGGATAAACACTCTATTATTGGGCAGTGGGGTGGTGATTTAGTCAGACATGGTTATCAAGTACGATTACTTAAAAATGGCGGTTCAGAAAATGAATCGCTTTTTATGTACAAAAAGAACCTGTCCAGTTATCAACATAAGACATCTACTAAGTCTTTAAAAACTCGTATAACTTTTAAAACGACTGTCAAAGGTAAGGGAGAGAATGCTGATGATAAGCATTTTAAAGTAGTTGTAGATAGCCCGTTGATCAATAAATACAGTCAGATTTATGAGGATGTTGTAGAAGTCAATGACCAAGACGTTAAGGATGAAGCAAGCCTTAGAGAATATGGCAAGCAGTATTTCAGAACTAGCCTATGCGATCTCATGGAAGATAGCCTTGAAATTGATGTTGTTGGTCAGAGTGATGTTCCAGTACAGATGTTCGATGTCGTGGGTGTATACCATGAAACATTCGATTTGGATGTAAGGAAGAAAATCACTAAATATACATACTCTCCAATGGCTAAGAAATTGAAGTCTATTGGTTTTGGAGAGTTTAAATCTGGTCTTGCACATGCAATTGGGAATGTCGTGAGTGATGCAGTGAAGAATGAGACCTATATCTTTGAAGCAAGACTTGAAAAAGAAATCAAGAATGCTGACTTAGATTTCGACCGTAAGGTGCAAGGTATCAAGAATGAAATCACTGATGGTATCGAACAAGCTAAGGCTGTTGCTGAAGAGAATAAGAAGAAACTATCTGATGTGATTGATAGTAAATTCAATGTTTTTGATACGAAAATCAATGAGAAGCTAGACGAGCAGAAGAATAAACTATTCGCAATTGATAACATTGCTAGTGATGCCTATTCTAAGGCTTGGGAAGCACTTGAAGATTCAGGTAGGTCTTTGAAGTATGCTTTGTCTGTAAAAGATATGACTGACTCAAACTTCACGCAAATCAGTCAAATCAATGACACGATTGAAACCCTTGCAAGAAAGTCAGAATTAGACCCGATCAACGATAGGTTATCAATTACTGAAAGCAAGATTGAGGTTCAAGCTGGTCAAATAACTGAGAAGTTGTCACGTACTGAAGTAGATAAATTAGTTAATGATAAGGGCTTCCAGACTTATACTCAGGTACAGAATACAGTCAAGAAATCAGTTGACGGTTTTCAACAGACAATTTCACGTATCGAAACTAAGTTAAGAGACGTTATCCGTAATGATAACCTCTTGCAGAACTCTTCCATCATCCCAGCTGGGAATGGTTCAGATGGAACTTGGGCACTGCATCTGTCAGGTGGTAACGGTCGTACAGAGGTTATTGAATTAAGAGATGCTCCGCATACCGCTATTAAGAAAGGTATGCGTGTCGTTAATAATACGAATGGTGGAAATAAAGACATCAGTCAAAAAATAAATTTGGTTGTTGGCGAGAAATATACCATGTCATGCTGGGCCAGAGTAACTAGCAATAGTACGAGTCAGAATGTTAATTTGTTGATGCGTGTATGGACAACGAATGATAACAATCGTAAATTATTAAAATCCATCTCAAACAAAGATTGGGTTCGATATCAATTCACATTCACAGCGGATGCAGTCGCTAACTCAATCCAGTTTGGTCAAAGTGGAAATGGTAGCCTTGAAATTTGCGGGATGAAACTTGAACATTCTGACCGCATGACTGACTACGATATTTCAAATTCTGAAATTGTCAGTATCGTGGAATTTAATGATGTACGAGATACTGTATCATCACACACACAAACCTTACAACGACAAGACCAAGCTATTTCACAAGTTATTCAGACTGCTGATGGCTTAGTCACTCGTGTATCTAATTTCTTGGATGATTTTAACTTAGTTTATGATCCTACGAATTTTAGTAAGTGGGAGAAAACTCATAATGAAGCAAATGTAATCGAAGTACAATCGAATACTAAATTACTACGTATCACAAGCACAGGGAATACCTCTAATGTATACCGTGGATTTAGAGTACCTCTCAACACATCCTCATTTACAAAAGATGAGAAAATCAGCTATCGAATGTTCGTATGGGTTGATGTCGTTCCTGATGCTCCACTTGTAATGGATTTATGGTCAGCTGACAGTGGTCTTGCATCAACGCCAATAACACTGACACAAAAAGGCCAACAGATTATAACTGGTACGTTTACTATTAAGAAAACGACTAGCAAAGGTAAAGAGTTTCCTCTTGAAATTCTTTTAACTAGAAATGGTCAGGTCGCTATCGGTCAGATTTCTTTAATCCGTGGAGATATCCCACCTAAGAAATTTACTGATAACACTAACACACAAGATGTAGTCACACAAACACGAGTGGCGCAATTATCAGATTCGTATGCAATCCAAACCTTGACCAGTCCAGGTGCAGTCACATCGCAAATTAATTTAGCGCCCAACAACGCTTTGATTGAAGCAAATAAAATCCGATTAAAAGGTAGTACGCTTGCAGATGAAATCACAGCTATTGACGGTTATTTCAAGCGTTTGTTTGTTGGTGATGCACGGATTGGTACGCTAAATACAGACATTATCAAGTCTAATTCCATCACAGCTGATAAGGTTATCATGGACTCAGCGATGGCTAAAAAAATTGTATCAAGTGATGTGTTTACTGACCAACTTGCTGCTAAGAACGCCTTTATTAACAAACTACGTTCGGTAGTAGTTTCAGCAACATTGCTTGAAGGTTTCAAGGGCCGCATTGGTGGCTTTCAAATTGGTACGCACGATAAAGATCCAAACACTTATTGGTTAACTGGTATTAACCAATTTGCAGTTGGCATGAGTAATGGTAGCTCTAGATGGGGTCAAACTGCTCTTTGGGTCAACTGGGGAGAAGACTGGAATAAACCCAAAGAGTATGCTTGGTTTGTAAAACGTACAGGAGAAATGTTCTGTTATAACAAGGCACAATTCTGGAATACTCCTATTATTCACGGAGATTTAAAAGTCACAGGGAATATCTATTATACAAAAGAAAATTACATAGCAGGATTTTGGACTTACTCTGATATTTACACAAATTTTAAAGAACAGAACGGCTATTTCTATATGTATAAACAAGGTGGCGGACATTCTTGGATACCAATCAATAAAGAAATCTCAGACCGTCGTTATAAATCGAATATCGAAGATAGTAAGGTATCAGCTTTGGAAGTTATCGACCGTCTAAAAACTTACTCATATCGTAAGGAATACGATGGAAAAATCGAAGACATTTCATGTGGTATCATGGCTCAAGATGTTCAAAAATATGTACCAGAAGCATTTTATGAAAACCCAGATGGGGCATATTCTTACCGTACATTTGAACTTATACCTTACTTAATTAAGGCTATTCAAGAATTAAATCAAAAATTGGAGGAAGTAAATGAAGGAAGAAATTAGTCAACTAATCATCCGAAATTTAAGTGATGATATCGGATTGAAAGCAGGCGACGCAGCAACCTACAAGGCTCTGTACGAAATCACACAAAAACAACTCAATGAAATTTTAAATCTCATTGAGTCAAATGAAGAACTAAAAGCAAAATTTGAAGAAGCGAAAGGAAAAATGGTAAATGACAATCAATAACTATAATCTAGCAAGCAAACCATATACTCGTGGTCTTGGGGAAAGCACAGTTACAGTTGTAGAAATTCGATTATCAGAAGGTAACCGTTACAGTACCAACATGCGTGAGCTGGCAGGTGACCGTACTCAAGAAAAAGAAGATGTACTCATTCAAGCAGTATTGGATATCATCAAAGCTGAATTAGATCCAGGAAGTGCAATCGTCAAAGCTCAATCTAAAATCGAGCAAACCGTACAGAAGCTTACCCAAACTGAAAATAAGCAGAACGAATTGCTTGAATTAACCAATAGAATTAACAAGATAGTACGTGTCATGGCACAAGACTCAATCATGGGCGAGAAGATTGCCTACGGTACAACCTACAAGGAACTTGTCGAACTCTTCCCATTGGCTGAGGAAGGTAAGGCTTATCAGCCGGGCGATATGTTTGTGATTGAAGATCCTGAACACGCTGAATTAAACGGCGAGGGCAAGCGTGTCTTGATTCAGACAAATCAGGCTTTCACTTACAAAGGCGAATCTCTCAAACAACTTGAGGGTGCACCATCTCAAAATGGCCTTCTTGCAATTTGGAAGTGGGAAGGACAAAAAAACGAAAGCGATCTTGAAACTACTAGAGTTTCTGCAAATTAGATTGGAAGTGGTCTGATTGGAATTACTAGCATTTCTGGATAAATTGAGCCCGATTCTAATCGTGATCATTCCTAGCTATTTCTCTTTCAAAAGCACTCAGAATACAAAAGAGACTGACAAGCAAATCAGTCTCTTATCTGATAAAATTAGCTCCATTGAAAAGACAGTCTCGAATGTTGAGACTATCGGCAAAGATAATAGCAAAGATTTGAACGTTATTGGAAAAGGTCTTCAAAGATTACAGCGTTTTCGATTACAAGAAAACCTAAAAAAAGCCATTAGACGAGGCAGTACCAGTCAGCATGAGATTGAGGAATTGTCTCGTCTTTATGAAAGTTACGTGGAACTTGGTGGGAATGGAGCCATCAAGGTATTGTATGAAAAATTTCTAGCATTGGAAATTGTGGAGGAAAATATAAATGCAACAGATCAATGAAATTTTACTTAATGGTGCTATCAGCATCCTTGTGATTTTAATAGGGGTAGCAGTTAAGGCTGTCAAAGAATACCTTATCCAAAAAGGCGGAGAGAAGACAATCAAGATTGTTGAAATCTTGGCCAAAAATGCGGTCAATGCTGTGGAGCAAGTATCGTTTACAACTGGTTATAATGGCCATGAAAAATTAGAACATGCCCGCACAAAAATCCGTGCTGAGCTTAACAAATACAATATCAGCATGACTGACAGTGATCTCGATACCTTTGTTGAGTCAGCAGTCAAGCAAATGAACGATTCTTGGAAAGGGGAATAACATGGGAGTAAATATTGAAAGTGCTATTGCCTGGATGCAAGCACGAAAAAGTCGAGTTTCTTATAGTATGGAATATCGGGACGGTGAGGTGTCCTACGATTGTTCCTCAGCTATCTACTACGCTCTACGCTCGGGTGGAGCAGTATCTGCTGGTTGGGCAGTTAATACTGAGTACGAACATGACTGGTTGATTAAAAACGGTTATGAGCTCATCTCTGAGAATACACCATGGGACGCTAAGCGAGGTGATATCTTCATCTGGGGACGTCGTGGGTACTCTAGTGGTGCAGGCGGTCATACAGGTATGTTTGTAGACAGTGACAATATCATTCACTGTAACTACGCATATGACGGTATTACTATAAATGATCACGACGAACGTTGGCTAGCCGCAGGTCGTCCTTATTTCTACGTTTATCGACTAACTAACGCAAACGCTCAACCGGAAGAAGTGAAAAAAGGTTGGCAGTCAGATGATAAAGGTGATTGGTACGCTCGAGCGAATGGGACATATCCGAAAAGTGACTTCGAGTATATCGAGGAAAACAAATCATGGTTCTACTTCGATGCCAAAGGATATTGCGTGAAATCCGACTGGGTATTCCACACAGACGGAAAATGGTACTACTTTGAAGAAGATGGATACATGGTGACGAGCTGGAGGAAAATCAACAATAAATGGTACTACTTCAATCGTGATGGTTCAATGCAAACTGGCTGGATTAAATACTACGATAAATGGTACTACTGTGATTCAGTCAATGGTGACATGAAATCAGATGCTTTCATTAAGTACAATGATGGCTGGTACCTACTTCTTCCTGACGGTCGCTTGGATGAAAAACCAGCGTTCACGGTTGAACCTGATGGTTTAATTACTATCACAGATAAATAGCTAAAATAAAAAAATTCAAATAGAAAGAACAAATTAATTATACACACATAAACCGCAGGCAGTAGCTTGCGGTTTTTTTGTTTGTTCTGAAAAGGGGCAAATAAGGGGCAAAAGGTTAAAACTTTTATATTTTTATGGTAAAAATTATATGTAGTTTATTTCTTATTTATGCTTATTTTATAAGGTTTCTTTCTATTATATACTTATGAAATGTTGTTGGCTCTTAAAGAAGCAGTTAAATAATAACTTTACAAAAAGCCTGTTGTATCAAGCATTTAAGCTTGTGTGACAGGTTTTTTTTAGTTGAGAGGGGGACTGGGAATGCTATGCTATGCTGATAGTCACTTATAGTTGAATAGCAGTGGTAGTTGATTCCTAATTCGAAGAAACAAAAAAGAACAGTCGAAGCTGTTCTTTTTTATTCTTATTTGAGACCGTAT